GTAGCATTAGTACGAATAATTACTTCAAGATCAGCATCAATAATAATTTTAAATGCGTAAACAAAATTAGTTTGACTACCTGTGCCGGGATAAAGATTCTTAATAATTGTTGTTGATACTGTCATGTCTTAAAAACCTTTAAACGTTGTTGAGGGTTTTGTAAATAAGAAATGTTGATTATAATCTTTTTCCATTCTATTTTCAACTCTTTCTAAAATACCCGGATTTATAGTTTCCAATATCTGATACCCTATTAAGTAATCAAATGCACTCTTTATATAAAATAAATTTAAAAAAGGAATCATTGAAGTTACAGCTTTATAAGCAGCTTTTCCAGCCTTGCCACCCTCTAAGTGCATACCATGATTTAATGCCATTAAAACATCTGCTGCTGTTAAGGTAACAGGTCCAGCAAAACCAGCTATAATAGATGAACTATCTCTAGCTTCTTTAAATAAAACATCACCATAAATACCTAATCCACCACCTTGTAAAAATGCAGCCATTAATGTTTTACCATTAATATTTCCATCTTGATCTATTAATTCTCTTGGTGATCTTCCTTTTAATAAATCTTTTAATGTCATTGACATATATCCTAAGATTCCAGAAGTTACCATTAAAGCTGCCATACCTCTTATACCTCTACCTAAATCTCCTTGTTTTCTACCTTTAAAATAATCCATTTCTCTACCTAAAACTTTTTGTACAATAGAAATAGGAAATGCTTTAAATTGACCAAAAAATCTTATTGCTTCACCAAAACCAGTTCCTGCTAATTTACCTTGTGTCATAAAACCTTTTACTCTAGCATCCGGTTCAATAACTGAATAAATGGTTCTGTCTAATAACATTCCAGATACAGATGCTTTAAATTTTTCTTTTTCAATTCTTATTTGTCTATCTGTCATTTTATCTAAACCTGTTATTTTTTTTATATCAACATCAGACATTTGATCTAGTAAACCAATGTTAATAAATTCCTTACCATCATCAGCTTTTTCCATTGCAGTTTTTCTAATTACATCCCATTTTGTAGGATTAATATCATACATTGTAAATAATTCTTGAAGCTGTTTGTTTAAATTTTTAAATTCTAAATTTTTTTGTCTGGCAAAATAATTTGCTAAACCTAACATTGCTCCTTCTTTTAAACTGTTAGTCCACCAAGAAAGTAAATTTAATTTAAAAAATGTTCTTTGAGCTTTTGTCCAACCTTTATTTAAATTATCACCAACTTGATGTCTTGCAGACATATCGTAAATTGTATTGTCATTCATAAAACCTAACATTTCAGCTATTTCTTTTTTTTGTTTTGTATTTTTTATTCTTGCTAAACTAGATAATGCTTCAAACATTCCACCTACAAATGATCTGCCTTGATACCTAACTTCTGAACCATAAATACCTACATCAGCTAAAGCTGAAATTGTTGCTCCACCTAGTTTTGCCATAGATGCTAAAGTTCTTGCTATTGCTGAATATCTAGCAACTGCAAAATTTTCTACAGTATAAATAGAACCATCTACAACTTTCATATATTTATCTAGTTTACGATCAGTTTTTATATCTGAAACATCTTTACCAGATTTTCTTAATCTATTGTGAACAGCATATCTAATTTTATCCATATTTTCTTTAGGTTTTGTTCCTAAAGAATCTATTATTCCAATATTTCTTCCAGCAGTTTGTAGTCCAGAAAAAAATGATTCTTTTAAATTACCCACTCCAAATTTATCATTATAATCAAACCAATCATCTGCAGTTTTAAAATGTAATACTCTTTTAAATTTAGAACCTTTAGCTACATCTTGTGATGTTCTTGTTCCATAAGTATTAGCAACACCATCTGCAATTAAATATTTATTACCTACCAAAGAATTATAAACTTCTTGCATAAATTCATCAACATCATCTGTATTTGCAAATGTTCTATCAGAATCTAATTTTTTCATTACATAATTTTTCCATGCTTGAAAATTTTTATTATAATTTATATCTTTTTTTAAAGTAAAAGATGGATCAACTTTAATATCTGTTACACCTAAAATGGCTGCAGCGTTTCTAATGCTTGATGGATCATGTGATTGTTTTACAATGTATCCCCAAATTTTTGAAATGTTAGCTCCTCTATCATTTAATTTTTGTCTAATCATTTCAGAATAACTTTCCATAACTTCTGCTAATTTTATAATATCTTGATTGGTTTCTGTTACTCTAGGTTTTTGTCCAATTCTTTTTTCTGTTATAGTTTGTTCTTGACCAAGCTCAAACATAGTTCTTGTAACTCTTCTTTGAACTTCAGCTTCTGTCATATTATCTAAACCTTTTTCAAAAAGACTATCCACACCAGCTGCTCTTAATTTTGCATTAAATCCAACAATTAATTGATTGACAGTTGCGTTTTGTTGTACAGCTGCTGATGATCTTGAAGCTGTTACTCTTTCATTTGATCCTACAAGTATTGCAGTTAAACCTTCTAATGGATTATCTGGAAATTCAGTTAAAACTAATTCTGTTAATTTTCTAATTTTAATTTCATTTTCTATAGCATTTCTTTTATTAATTTTTTTTTGTAATTTAATTTGTTCTGATATTTCTTTAGAAATTTTATCAACATTAATTTCATCAATATTGCTTAATTTTTTTTCTGCTATTGATTGTTTAATTAAACTAACTATTTCTTCTTTTTTAGTACCTGCAATAGAAGATTTTTTTAATAAATTTTCTACTCTTATTAAACATTTATCTGCCATAATTATCTACCATTTTTACAATTAATAAAATCTGCAACTACTTCATCTAGTTCTTTTTTTTTTGTATTAAATTCATCTAATTCTTCTGTTGCTGTTTTTAATGATGAATCTTCAGCACCATCTTGAAATTTAAAGTTTGCATCTTTTTGATTATTTTTAATAGTTTCTAATTGAGAATTTAATGTTTCTATTTCAACATCAGTTTCAACATCATTTTTTGCAACAACATTTTCTTCTAAAGTTTTTAATTCTATGTCATCTGCTTTTGTTTTAGGTCTAGTGCTTGTTTCTAATGTTGGTGAATTATTTTCTGCAGTTCTTAAAATTGGATCGGCATTTACAACTGGACCTACATCTACAGGTTCATCCATTAGTAAATCTCCTAAAGATTTTTCTAATAATAATTTTCTAGTTCTTGGATCAGTTTTTTCTAACTTCATCATTAAATCACCATTTTCTGGATAATATTCTTTAAATAAATTTAATTCTGGTTCTGCTTCATCTGATTTTATTCCAGATTCTTCTCTTACTCTTTTTACATCTTCTCTAAATTTTTTAAATTTACGAGCAGTTTTAATGTCTCTTAATTTACCAACACCAACATGAAGTCCGCCACCAAGTATTGATCCAAAGGTAATGTTAAGTAAACTATCTACTGCACCATAATCTGCTTGTACTCTTTTAGCAGCACTATAAACTAATGGCTCAACTAAAGCTGCACCAACAGCACCTTCTACAGTACCTCTTGCTAGTCTTGCAGTTCTTAAACTTGTTCTAGCAGCTAAAGCAGCAAATCTTGCTTGTCCAAATACAGGCACAAAAGAAGCCGCAATGTTAATAGGGTCAAGCATACTTACAGCTAAACCAGTACCAAATTTTGCAGCACCAACATAAAATCCACTAGAAAAAGGATTCCAAGAACCTGCTGGACCTCTTTGAATAATACTTTGTCTTTCTCTTTCTTCTTCTTTTTTTTCTACCATAATATCAACAACCGATTGATACTCATCTTCTTTAAAATATAATCCTAAATTAGAATATTCTTTATTTAATTCTTGTCTGTCAATACGATTTTCATTTTCTCTCATAGAAGTTCTTTCAGCTACATTTAAAGACCTATGTGTTTTTGTTGCTGTGAAAGGATTGTATTCCCAGTTATCTGAAGCAATAGCACCCAATGTTTCTGTTAAACTTTTAGAATATCTATCATAACCATTGTCTTGTGCTGAACTGCTTACATCTAATTTAAAACCTAATTGAGCCATTATTCTGTTAATTTAAATTTATTTAAATAATTTGTTAAAGTTGTACCATTTGAATCTGCTGGATTATATTTACCATTTGTTGATAAAAATTTAGCCATTCCATTTTTACCACCTAAATGAGCTACAGCAACTAAACCATTTAATGTAACTAAAACTCCATTTATTTCTTTACCTATATATTGGTCTAAACCTTTATTATTTACATAGGTAACTATATCATTAGTGTGCCAACTAAAAACTTCATCTTGTAATTTTTGATCTTCTAAAAATTCTTGTTCAGTAAAATCTTTTCCTGTTGCATCTTTGTAATCTTTAAGTCTAGCATTTCCAAATTGATATGCACCCATATAACCTTCTGAATTTACTACCATATAGTCTCCAGAACTTTCAGATTTTTTCATATTAGTTTTAAAATTTTTATCTGCAGAAGCTAATAATATTCTATTTTCTGTTGGTAAAGCAGCTGAATCATCAATATCTGGTATACTATCATTAAGAGTTATGTTCATTTTTATATCAGTTCCGGGTAGTATATAACTATCATCATCAAATGAAAATTGTAAAAAATCACCATTAGCATTTTTTATA